CCGTGTTGTGAAACTAAACTTAACGCACTACGTGCATGACTCTCATCAGGAATAGGATAAGAACCTGCTTGCTTACCTTCAGGACCTTCACCCCGTCCAGGAAGTGCGAAATCTTTATCAGGAAGTGCTCTTCTTTCAGCAGCATTAAGATCCTTCTCAACAACCAATTGTTCTTTATTTTCAGACCTAAATCTGTTCCAATTTTTCCTCTTTTCAAAAAGTAACTTTCTCTTCCGCATATTATTATTTAAGCCCTCACGACTAATTACCTCTTCTTTATCTTCCCGCGCACTAATGCCAGCGAAGGGATCCGGAGCCTCGGTGACATCGGTCACCAGCAGCTGGTCCTCAGTCCCGCGAAACTCCGGGTCGGGATTTCCGGAAACACTCACATATTTGCGGTGAAACGGTCTCAATGATGAGTGATTAAAGGAGCTGTCATCCTTATGCATAAGGGCAGTGCGCTTACCGTGTGTGTCGATAAGATAGGGCCATGGCCGCTCGGATTTTGTCCCCTTGAATCTCAATAAAAACACAAGGTGTCCTTCTTTTGCTTGGTCTTCTTCATCCTCTATTTCACTAATATTTTGACCTGCCATCCCCCCCTCGTAAGAATTGTCTGAATCACCAGGATCATTTACACCCCTATACGGATCCTCATTATCTTCACCAATACCAGCATTACTCTTTATACTCGATAAACTATTGGATAGCTCATCTGCTAACACATTAAAGTTCTCGGTATCAAAGGTTTTTAATTTCTTAATTAATACATCTAAATCATTAAAACCATTAACAAACTCTGTAGCATATTTTTCTACTGTATCTAGATCCTTGTCATCAACCCTCCCCTGCGTGTTAGTTAAAGTTGTATATACAGCAGCATTAGCCAAAACCTTTTCTACATTATCACTAATACTATCATCCAGGTCCTTTCCACTCTTTATCTCTCTCTCAATATCCTTAGTGGCTAATTTTACCTGTCTATTACTTATATTAGATTTTATTCTTTCAGGATCCCTACCTAAAATCTCATTTGTAAATGCTGGAAATCTTTCCTCTATTGCATCACTAATTTCATCTGCTCTCTCGATAATTTCATCCTTATGATTATCTAAAATTTGTACTAAGGCTAACCGGTAATTTTTTCCGGCTGCGGGGCCGGCCGACCGTAACAGACTCTCTTCTTCGTCTGTAATAATGCTAGCTCCAAATAATATATGAACAGCAAATAGTCGCGCGTCTCTAGTAAATGCTTCTGATCCCGCATCTTTTAATCTACTCGTTAAGGCTCCACCTAACCCGGAGTGATACCCTCCAAGACCCCTTCCTCCTTCAGTTAATAAAGTTGCCCGATCTAATAAATTATCAAAACTGCTATAATCGTCGTTGTAATCAAAGGAACCCATATAATATATTTATATCATAGGGGCGGAAATATATAGATTATCCCCTCTTATACATTATACTAAATTATAATGTGCGCTATTTTTGGATCATTCGACAAGACGATGTTTGAAATCCTATATGAAGCTAATAAGCAACGAGGTAATTTTGCAAGTAGTGTTATATGTCTGGCAGATGATGATCAGTTTGTTGTTAAACAAGAAGGTAATATAGATTTTGATAAATTTAATTATGCAGGTAAAGATAATGTAGAGTACCTTCTTGGACATGTACAGGCGCCTACTTCTGCTAAAAGAAAATGGACATATAATACATCTCATCCATTTGAATCTATGGAATGGTTAGTTAGTCATAACGGTGTATTAACAAATGACAAAAAATTAAGAAGGAAAGAGGCGAAGTTTTTAGAAAATCCTGTCGATACTGCAGTAATAGTAGAGTTGCTTGAGAAATATACCCGTTCAAATAAGGATCCTGTTAAAATTATACAACAAGCACTACAGCTTTTAGAGGGTACATATGCTTTAAGTATGTTACATTGCTTTACGAATGAAATTTATATAGCTAGGTCTGGATCACTACTCCACTACAATACTAAGGGGAATTATTCTACTATGCCCGGTACTGGTTATAAAGAGCTGCCGGAAGGTGTTATAATGAAATTAAATAAAAAAACAAAAAGGTGGAACAAAGCTGGAACCTTTGAATATAACTCACCATTTGCATTTGTATGATTAATACATTTATATTTTCAGCCACATCAGGGAAAAAGGAGGAGTCCCTGTTATATACTACTAAATCAGGGTATATGGAGCAACATGCATATACGTATATAAAGGAAGATAATAAAGAGTCACTTTCAAAAACCTATAATAAGGCTATTGACTTTGCAATTAAAGAAAATGTTGACAATTTAGTGCTAGTTCATGATGATGTTATTTTAGAAAATTTTTCAGAAAAGCGTCTAAACAAATTATTTAAAAAATTTGATGTAGTTGGCTGTGCCGGCACCACAGAAGTAAAATTACAGCCACCAGCTCTGTGGCACTTAATGGGCGGGGGGTTTGGATCTGGAAATCTATTTGGTGCAGTCGGGCACGGTAATGAGGAGAGCAAACATATGACAGCTTTTGGACCATATCCTAAAAGAGTAGTTGTATTAGATGGTGTTTTTCTTGCTATAAAGAAAAAAGTATTTAAAAAGATCCGCTTTGATGAAAAATGTCCCTCAAAATGGCATTTTTATGATTTAGATTATTCAATGCAATGCCATAAAGCGAAATTTAAGCTAGGGGTAGGTGATATTTTAATTACTCACAATTCCCCCGGACTTACATCTTTTACAGATGAGTTTAATAAAGGGCAAGAATGGTTTCTTAATAAGTGGAAATCAAAGTAAAATAATATACTATAAGACGTGGGTAAATTAGACTTAGACTATTTTGAAAATATTCTTATTTATAAGTCGCTTACGGATAGCGGATATCTTGCTTCCATTGCTGACTTTGTCAAACCTGAATATTTTAAGGATAAAGCAATCGCTAGTATTTTTAATATTATAAAAGAATTTTCAGAAAAGCGAAATAAGGTACCTACAGTTACTGAAATTAAATCTTATTTAGTAACTGATGAACAAAAAGAATCCTTTAGAGGATTAGTAAAGTCATTTAATGACATAGATAAAACTTTAGATAAGGAAGAGCTTTACGATAACACTGAGCAGTTCCTAAAAGAAAAGGCTGTATACCATACAATGCTTAATGTAGCTGAAGATGTATCCAGTGGTAAAGTAGATACATCAGTTGTTTTAGATAAGTTTGAAAAATCATGCAACATTAATCTAGTAACCGATTTAGGGTTGGAGCTTTATAATGATATTGATTTGCTTATTGATGATATTAATTCTGTTGAGAGGCATATCCCAAGTAAATGGGAATGGTTAGATGATTGTATGGGTGGCGGTTTTCTGGAAGCTGGGAAGGCTTTATATGTATTTGCTGGAGAGACCAATATTGGTAAGTCAATCTTTTTAGGTAATATTGCTCATAATATAGCTAAAGAAGGTAAAAACGTTTTACTAGTAACACTGGAGATGTCCGAGCTGCTGTATGCAAGACGAATTTGCAGTAATGTTACAAAGATTCCAATGAAACAATTAGCTGAAAATACTCCAAGTATTAAACAAGCTATGAAAGATAAGAATGGAAAAATTTTTATTAAGGAATTTCCTCCTGCTACTATTACAGCTAATCAACTAAAGGCATTTATTAAGAAATTTCAAGATAAGGGCATAAAGATAGATGCGATTGTCTTAGACTATCTTAACTTAATGCACTCTCCTGTAGGTAATAACTCATATGAACGCATTAAGCATGTTACAGAGCAAGTTCGTGCAATGAGTTACTTGTTTAATTGTCCTATTATTTCGGCTACACAGTTGAATAGAGCAGGGTTTGATACAGATAATCCTGACTTAGCAACTATCTCTGAATCTATTGGATTAGCAGCTACTGCTGATGCTATTATTTCTATTTTTCAAAACGAAGAAGATAGGGGCATTGGTATTATACGGTTAGGTATGATGAAAAACCGATATGGTCCAAGAGGAATGACCCAAGCAATGAGAATTGATTATTCTACTCTTACAATAGAGCAAGCTGATGATATTGAAATAGATGAGGGTATGGATGATACTCTCAATATGCTAGCGGGGCTTGCAACATAAAAAGTTCCTTATAAATAGGAGTAAGTGAATATATTAGTATGGACTGATAATGATCTGGATGGAGCAGGTGCTGCACTAGCTATAAAATGGCTATATAACTCTAAAGCGAAATCTTTTCTTATTAATGAAGTATCCGAATCTACAATATCAGGTAAGTTTAAGGGTGTATTAGGAACCCTTGACCACTATGACAAGATTTTTATTCTAGATCTAGATTTACAGCCTAAAGTTATTGAAGTAGTTGATAAGAAAAACGTAGTTGTTATTGATCATCATGCAACCCATGTTAAAAATAAACATTTATATAAAAATGCTAAGGTGGTAGTAGAGGAGTTTCCTTCTTGTACTGGGTTAATTTATGAAAAATTTAAAACCGCTCTTACTTTAAGTGACCAACAAAAACAATTAATTAATAATATTAATGATTACGATTGTTATAATATTAAGAATGTTGACGCCTTAAAACTAAATGCTATACACCGCAATTTAAATAATCCAAAGGCTGAAAAATTTATAGATTTATTTTTTGAAGGATTTAGAGAGTATACTGTTCTAGAAAAAAATTCTATAAAGCTATACTTTAAAAAATATAAGGAGCAATTACAAAACGCTCAAATTTTTAAGGGTAAAATTAAAGACTATAATGTTATTGCAACATTTGCTGATTATGCTATTAATGAAATAGCTCATTTTTTAATTAACAAGCATAATGCCCAGATAGGCATAATAGTAAATACAAAAGCTAAGACAGTTTCGTTTAGAAGGCACAAAGGATGTGATGTTGACGTCAGTATATTAGCTAAAAATTTGTGTAATGGAGGTGGATTCCCATCAGCCGGAGGGGGCGCACTTACTGAAAAATTTGCTAACTTAACAAAAACGTTTTTACCATGTTACCAATAAGTAATATATCTCCAAATCCTTCCAAAGCTTTAATAAAAGATGAGACTGAGCATCTATTGCTCTGCTTTTGTACGTTTTGCACTCTTTTAAAAGGTAAAAAACTGTCATTGCAAAATATATTTATTTTAGTTTTACAGGAAAAAAAATTAAGAGATATACTTAAAGAACTCTTAACCCTTGAAAGTAATTATGAAATGGTTAAGCTCTTTATAGACTTTGAGCCATCAATAACAAAGTCCAAGTATATTACTAAGTTCCTTAATGCCAATACAAATATTCACCTATAAAATTAAAATAACATGTTGAATTATAGGTATTAGTATGTATAATTAGTGTATGAGTGCGTTTAATAAATCAATGTTTCAATCAATTAAGGATGCTCTTGCAAGCTCCGATAATAAAGGGTCAGCAACTTTTAACGAAATTATGCAGACACGTCCTGGTAATACGTATACTGTAAGGTTGTTGCCTTATGCTAAAGACCCAGGGAAAACCTTCTTTCATTATTACAATCACGGGTGGGTGTCTTATGCAACAGGACAATATGTTCAAACTTTGAGTCCACAAACTTTTGGTGACCGTGATCCGATTGCAGAAGAACGCTTTCGTGTTCTTCGCACCGGTACAGAAGAGGAAAAGGAAAAAATGAGTGCAGTCCGCCGACTTGAAAAGTGGTTGGTTAATGTGTATGTTGTAGATGATCCTTCTAACCCGGAAAATAACGGCAAGGTAAAACTTCTTCGTTACGGCAAACAGCTTCAAAAGATCATTACTGAAGCTATTGAAGGGGAAGATGCGGAAGAGTTTGGGGCGCGTATTTTTGATCTTGGATCAGATGGTGTAAGCTTTAAAATTAAGGTAGAACAACAGGGAGATTATCCAACTTATGTTTCTTCGCGATTTACTACCGCTGGTAAGATTAATCTTTCAGAAGATGAGCAAAAGGATCTTTATGATAATGTGTTTGATTTAAGTGAAGTGTTTACTTTGAAGACTTTTGATGAGCTTAAAGAAATGCTTAATGAGCATTATTACTGTAAAACGGAAGATAGTGTTACCTCTGACAACACGCCAACAATCCCTAATGAGCCAACTCCTGCAGAACCAGAGCCTGAGTTAGCTATCGCTGGTAGTGGTAGTGTTGACGATGATATTGATGATCTTCTTAAAGACCTTTAAAAATGACTGACGAAGAAAAGGGAGCACTGTTGCAGTTTATGGGAACAGCATATGGCGATGCCCATAAACAAGATCAAAATATTGTTGGTAAATCTGGACAGCTACAACCTATATCCCAACATATGAAACAAGAATTTGAAGAGGTGTTTAACACACCTACTCACCCCCACCCACAAAACGCGCTAGCACCGGTCCCTGTACAGGGGCCGGTCGCTTCAGGTCCCCCAGGACCTCCGACGGGTCCTATTAGTCCAGTAACAGTAGAGCAAGCAACCAAAGAATTGAACACTGCACCCCCGGAATTGCAATTTGATAGTAATACCGTTACACATTCACAACTCGAGTTTGACCTAACAGCTCCTTCAAAACTCGATGATTTAATTACTTTAGTAAAAAAGACAAATTTGCTATTAAAAGAAATTAGCTTAAAATTAGATAATGGTAAAACAGCTAAAACTGGCAAATAGGGGTGAATTTTTAACGTTTTTAGACGCTGTTTCAAAAATTAGCGACAGTGCAATCGTTAATGTTAACAAGGACAAGTTAACGAGCTTGGTATCTAGTATTGATAATACTCTTATACTTTATTCAGAATATGTAGTACCCTCAGACTTTGAAGACATATTAAATGTTCCTGATATTAAGAAACTTTCCCGGGTTCTAGATACACTTGAAAGTAATGAGCTGGATTTAACAGTTAATACAAATAATATTGAATATAAAGGTGACGATATAAAGTTTAAGTATCATTTATTTGAAGAAGGATTTTTAACCAACCCTAATCTTAATTTAGAAAAAATTAATAAATTTAATTTTGATATACAGTTTACTTTAGATCGGTCAACATTACAACAAATTTTAAAAGGTAGTACGTTTACATCTGAAACTAATAAAATATACTTTTATACAGAGGGTAAAGAGCTAATAGGTGAATTATCTGATAGAGCAAGACATAATACAGATAATTTTGCAATAAATTTAGGTGAGGTCGATTTTACGCTTACACCAACACCGGTAAATTTTGATAATATTAGACTGCTAACAACCATTAATGATAAATTTGTAGCAAAAATTAATACTGAATATGGTGTTGTAGTATTTGAAATTGAGGCTAATAATATTAAATTAAAGTATATAATTTCAGCTTTGACTCAATGACAGATATACACAAAAAAAATAAACTAAAGACCGCGGGTTACTTTATTAAAAGGTTAAAGGACAACGGACTTGTCACATTAAAAATATTTAATAAATATAGTAATGCTGATCCGCGAAAATGGACAGTATTAGTTGACCCATCCGGTGCTTCTGTTTTTATAACATGTTTTGAAAATACACCATTCCGAGGTGAGTATTTGTTTAGTTTTAGTGACGGTGGACAAAATTTTAGGGGTAACTTTAGCCTAAGAACAGATTCTATTGAAGTGGTGGTGCAGCGGTTATTAACGAATGGTGCTTCACAAAAACAAGATAGTACGTTTTTGACTAAATAATAGTATGGATATTAATGATGGCGATTCTACGGAAGAGGAAGAATTAAGACATATTATTGAAAAGGCTCTTAAGTTTAATCTTCAGGAAAAAAAGACATTTAAGCAGAGACGAGATTTAGCAGATCGAGTTGGAAGTATTCTCAGCGAGTATTTAGAAAGTTATATATTATTAGGTTATGATTTCGATGGGAGACATATTGATATTAAATCCGCTAGTACACCTATGCAGGCAGAAGCTCTTAATTCTTTCTTAATTAAGTATTTTGCTGTTGAATCACAACAATTTAGAGGTGACCCTAATGGCTCTGACACACACTTTTCGTAAAACCCAAATATATGCAGTCCAGACTGGTGATTACGCCGGTCAGATGTTTATTATTGTGGAATGTAATAAAGATTCTGTGGGTTGTTTATCTATTCCTATCATGGAAAATATTCAAGTTCCTGTTAATGCACTGGAACATGCAAGGAACAATAATATAATAAAGTACGTAGAAAAGCTCCCTCCGAGGGTCTTTAAGGTGTCTGCTGCTCAATACTTTAAAAATGAAAACTCTGGTAATAGACGGAAACAATTTAATACACCGAACGTTTCATACAGCGAAGCAGCAGTCAAAGAGGACACAGACTCATACACCAGAGCAGGTAAGTAATTTTCATATCCTTTTTACCCTTAATGCTGTTAACTCTTATGTTAAACAGTTTGTTCCAGATAAAACAATTGTCGTATGGGATGAAAAGAAAGAGTATAAAATAAATGAGCGGAAGAAGGTGTTTGAAGCCTATAAAGGTAATAGATCTAAAGACCTGTCTCCACATGAAAACAATGAAGTAATTAAGTCGATACTATTATCTTTGGGGATTAATTCTATTTTTCCTAGTCGACTAGAAGCTGATGATATTGTTGCATATATTTGTAAAGAGCATGAAGGTAAAAAGGTAATTGTGTCTGTAGATAAAGATTTTTTGCAGCTAATTAGCCCAGAATGTACTTTATATGATCCTATACGTAAAAAATTCTTCGAAGACAGTAATTTTGAAGAAGTAACCGGGTTTAAAAATGTTGAGGAATGGTATACAGCAAAATGTCTAGGTGGTGATTCATCTGACAATGTACCAGGTATACCAGGATTCGGTAAGGTTACAGTTCAAAAATACTTAAAAGATCCAGGCTTTATTTTATCGGAAGAGGATCATAAAATATTTCAACGTAATGCTGATATATTTTGTTTAGACAAGTATAAAAGTACTAAAGGTGAGGAAGACTATTACAAGGAGCAACTTGATAAAATAGTACACCCTGATTATAAGGTGTTCTTAGAGTATTGTGAAAAATATTCCTTTAAGAGGATCCTCGATAATAAAGAACAATGGTATGGTTTGTTTTTTATGAAACGTCTTTATAATAAATTGAATGATCTCTTTGCCTGAAGACTTTGTTATACTTAAGTTCTATGAACTAGGCTATTACCCAAAGTATAACAAATTTAACAACGTATATCAGTGTAGTTGCCCGATTTGCAAAGAGGGCCACTCCCTAGGTAAAAAAAGACGGTGTTACTATATTCCTAAAAATGACAATATTTTTTGTCATAACTGTGGTTGGTCGAGTAAGCCTTTAAAATGGATAAAGGAAATATCCGGCGTTAGTGATGCTGATGTAATTAAGGAACTAAAGGGACATGTCCCGGGTATTGAGACAGTTGATACAGAGCTTGAAGTAAAAAAATACACTACTGAAACACTTCCCAAGGATAGTATTAATTTATCTGATAGTACACAAATAGATTTTTATAAAGGTACTGATGTTTTAAGAACGGCCTTACAAACTATCAAAAATAGACGTTTAGATACCGCGGTAAATAGACCAGATAGCTTATATTT